AATCGTCAACCCTAAGCACAGCCTATTGGAAACCCTAAGCCGGCGCGCAGTCGCACTGTCCCGCATGATTCACATTCACGCAGAGGCGAAGGTCGGCAAAGCAAAGGAGCAAGGCAAGGGGCTGGCAAAAGAGAAAGAGGCGCGAGAGGCATTGGAAGGGAAAGGCTCGTTGATCGCTATGCCACCGCGAGCTGACCAACACTAATGACCAGAGGCGAAAAGGTCATCGCATTTATTCAGGGCTTCTGCGTCTCGCCTGAAGGAAAGCACGTTGGCCAGCCGATGGTGCTGGCTGACTTCCAAAAGAAGTTCCTGCTAGACGTATACGACAACCCTGCCGGCACCCGGAGAGCGTACCTGTCAGTCAGTCGCAAGAACGGCAAGACTGGGCTGATCGCCGGCATCTTACTGGCGCATCTTGTAGGGCCAGAGGCAAAGCAAAACAGCCAGCTTGTATCAGGGGCCATGAGTCGCGAGCAGGCGGCGCTAGTGTTCGGGCTGGCATCGAAGATGGTGATGATGAATCCGGCGCTGTCCGGCATCGTCAAGATAGTGCCAAGCTCAAAGAGGCTGATTGGCCTGCCGATGAACACGGAGTACAAGGCGCTTGCCGCTGAAGGCAAGACGGCGCATGGATTGAGTCCGATCCTAGCAATCCTGGATGAGGTGGGTCAGGTGCGTGGGCCTAAGTCTGCATTCGTTGAGGCTATTACTACCAGTCAAGGCGCACACGCTAACCCATTACTGATAGCTATTAGCACGCAAGCATCGGATGATGCTGACCTGTTCAGTGTATGGCTCGACGATGCCAAGGAATCGAATGACCCGCGTATCGTGAGCCACGTGTACGAGGCACCCGAAGAAGCCGACCTGATGGATGAGTCAGGATGGAAGGCATCGAATCCGGCACTGGGGATTTTCAGAGACTACGACGATCTTGCAGAGCAGGCCAAGCAAGCCGTCCGTATGCCATCGGCTGAATCTGGGTTCCGTAACCTATGCCTTAACCAAAGAATCTCCACCTTCTCCCCGTTCGTATCAAAGAACGTGTGGCTAGAGAACGCTGGCGACCCCGGCGAGATGGAGGGATTCGAGTTGTACGGCGGCCTTGATTTGTCGGCACGTACCGACTTGACGGCATTGGTACTTGTCGGGATACGTGATAACATAACAAAAGTGTGGCCGTTCTTTTGGACTCCAGAAGGTGGTTTACGTGACAGATCAGACCGTGATCGACAGCCGTATGATGTCTGGGTTAAGCAGGGATTCCTGCGAACGACTCCGGGCAATACGGTCGGTTATGATTTTGTGGCGCGAGACATTGCCAGCATCATTGGCTCAAATGACATCAAGGGCATCGCGTTCGATAGATGGCGAATTGACGTTATGCGCAAGGACTGCGAGCGAGACGGCATCAGCCTACCGCTTGTTGAGTTCGGCCAAGGGTTCAAAGACATGGCACCGGCCATTGATGTGCTGGAGGAAGCTCTTTTGAATTGCTCACTACAGCATGGAGGGCACCCTGTACTGACGATGTGTGCGGCCAATGCGGTAGTGATTAAAGACCCCGCTGGCAACCGCAAGCTCGACAAGCAAAAGGCGACAGGCCGCATAGACGGCATGGTTGCTCTAGCGATGGCGCTCGGGGCCGCACAAAAAACAATCGAGGATGTTGGCGATTTTTCCAGCTTCCTAGCTCGACCACTGGGACGGTAGCCTATGAATTTTTGGCAAAATATGTGGGCACCGATTGGCCGGATGTTCGGCAGTCAAAAGACCGGCCAGCAACTCACCGGCCCCGGCGGATACGCTGAGTCATCGGCAACACCCGTCACAGCAGACACGGCACTACAGCTCTCGGCTGTCTGGGCGTGCGTCCGCATCATCAGCCAGACTATCGCATCTCTCCCCCTCGAAGTATTCGCACGCAGCGCAAAGGGACGGTCGGTTGATGGGTCGCATTGGTTCGCCATGCTCATGGCCTTCAAGCCTAATCGCTACCAGACGCGCTACGAGTTCATTGAATATCAGGTTGCAAACCTGGTGCTGCACGGCAACTGCTACGCCAAGCTGACACGAGCAGGCGGGAAGATCCGCTCGATGATGCCGATGGCGGCGCAGCAGGTAGAGGTTCAGCTCCTAGCTGATGGCTCGGTCGTGTACCTGTATACCTTCGATGGCGGGGCAGAAGTGTTGGCCGCTGATTCAGTCTGGCACGTTCGCATGAATGGTGATTGGCTTGTCGGTCGGTCGCCACTTGAGTTTGGGCGCAATATCTTCGGCATCGCACAGGCCGCAGAGTCAACGGTCAATAAAATATATCGCAACGGCGCGAAGCGTTCCGGCGTGCTGAGCATGGACAAGATTCTCACGGCAGCACAGCGTGAGGAATTACGGGCCGCGTATCAAGGTCAGTTCGACCAGATTGTCAGCGGCGAAGATCGGCGCGTGATTGTGCTGGAAGGCGGCATGAAGTTTGAGCCGGTCAGCATGACCCCTGAAGATATTGAATTGCTGGCATCGCGCAAGTTTCAGATTGACGAGATATGCCGATGGTTCGGCGTGCCTGCCATCCTTGTGAACCAAAACGAGGGCAGCACAACGCTCGGCAGTTCAACCGCTGAGATCATTCAGGCGTTCTACAAGCTGAACCTACGGCCATATCTTGAAGCCATCGAAGCAAGTATGCAGGTGCATCTGCTCGGACAGGATGAGTCGCGCAGGTATGAGGTGGCATTTGATTTTGAGGCGTTGCTACGTGCCTCGTTCAAAGAGCGTATCGAGATGTGGGACAAGGCCATCAAGGGCGGCATCATGACACCGAACGAGGCTCGCGGCCAAGAGTGGATGCCAGAGCTAGCAGGCGGCGACAAGTTATTTATTCAAGGCGCGATGGTGCCGATTGATACAGTTGGAGTACCGACTAATGGAAATTAAAAACCTCTCGCTTGATTCAGTACGGTTCAAGTTTGCAGACGATAAGCCCGGCGTGTTTAGTGGGTACGCGAGCGTATTCAATGGCGTAGACAGCTACGGCGATACCATCATGCCGGGCGCATACAAAGGCACACTAGAGGGTCGAGATAGGCCGATACAGTTGCGCTGGAACCATTGGGGGCCGGTCATTGGTAAGTGGCTATCCATTGAAGAAGATGAGATTGGCCTCAAGGTTACCGGCGAGCTAACACCGGGCCACTCTGTTGCCGATGATGCCTATGCCCTGTTAAAGCATGGCGCTGTCACGGGGATGAGCATTGGCTATCGCGTTAAGTCGGCAATGGATTTTCCAGAGGAAAACCGGCGAGAATTGAAAGAGATCGAATTGATTGAAATCAGCATTGTTGAGAATCCTGCCGACAATGCTGCACAAATATCAGGTGTGAAGTCGGCAATCAATGATGCCGAATCGCTAAAAGAAATTGAGTCTATCCTTCGTGATGTAGGACGATTCTCTCGGGCTGATGCAACGGCGCTTGTGGCGCGCATCAAGTCCCTGACTCACGGTGAGCGTGACGCGAAAAAAGACACAAGCGAACTTGTTTTAGCCATTCAGGCCGCAACGCAAAAGCTCACATTGAGGTAATACATCATGGAAATTGAATTGAAAGCCGCGCTAGACGCGCACGGCGCTGCAATCGAAACCGCCATCAAGAAGTTTGAAGGGCAGATTGGCGAACAGGGCAAGGCTCAGGCCGATGTCAGCGCAGAAGTAAAAGCCCTCGCGCAGAAGTTCGAGGACGCTGTAACTGAGATTACTCAGAAATCCGAAGCCGCTACCAAGTCCGACATCCTGGATTTGACTGCCGGAGCTGAGTTCATCAAGTCAGGTGCATTCAAAGCCTTGCAAGATGGCGGACAGAAGGCGCGTATCGAGGTTAAGAACACCGTCCTGTCTACCGGCACCACTGCATTCCCAATGCAGCGTCCGGGCACCATTGCCGGTAACTTCCTCCCGCTGACGGTTCGCCAGTTGATCCCGACCATTGCTGTCACTGGCAATGCCGTGAACTCTCTGCGTGAATTGTCATGGGTGAACAGCGCTGCCGAGGTGTCGCAAGGCGCAAGCAAGAACGAATCGGACATCACCTTTGAAAACTACGATGTGAACATCCGCACCGTGGCGCATTGGATTAAAGTGTCCAACCAGTTGCTTGCCGATGCACCGGCCATCGCTGCCTACATCGATACTCGTCTGCGTGATGGTCTCGCACAGCGCGTAGAGATGCAGATCATCAAGGGTGACGGCACTAGCCCTAACCTATCTGGCCTCACCAAGTCCGGCAATTACACAGCCTTCACTGCGACCTCTGGCGACAACTTGATCGACTCGATCAACAAAGCCAAGTATCAGATGTGGGCCACTGGCAATCTGCCTGACACCGTCATCGTCAACCCTGCCGACTGGGGCGCGATGGAGCGTGCACGCGAAGGCGCTGGCACTGGCCATTACCTTGCAGGCGCACCGGGCACGGAAAGTTTCATGTCTCCGTTCGGTGTGCGCGTGGTGCTGTCCAACCACGTTACTGCCGGTAACTTCATCATCGCAGCGCTTAATACGTCCACCACGATCTTCCAGCGTCAAGGCGCTGTGATTGAAATGGGCTACGTGAACGAGGACTTCACAAAGAACCTCGTGACCATCCGCGCTGAGGAACGTCTGGGCCTTGCAGTTGATCGCCCTGCAGGCGTTTACTACGGCGCGCATTAAGCTGTAGTTTAAGATGGGGGGCTTCGGCTCCCCATTTTTTTAAGGAGGATTTATGTCTGATTTAATTGATGTCGTGGCGCGTGATGTGATTCGCCACGATCAGTTAGGACTTATCAAGCAAGGCCAGCACTTCAAGGTTACGTCACGACAGCTCGCACAGTTGCAGGCATTGGGCGTGATTGATGTACCTGTCGAGGTGTATAACACCAAGGTCATTACCGGAAACCCTTTGTCGGGTCGTGGCGAGGATGCACCGTCGTCTGTCTCGCAAGCGGCCCAAGTCTCACCACAGACGACATCGAAACCGTCAAAGCGTGGCGGCAAGGCAGCAAAGACCGGCGAGTAATCGTCACGAATACTACGTTCAAGTCGGCACCGTGGGCAGATGTTTTGTTTGCGATGGATTTATGCTGGTGGGATGTGTATGCGACTGATGCGCGTAAGGAGTTCGGGGGGCAGTTGCATACCAGTTGCGCCGGTGCCGGAAAGAAACACGGCATCACAAGCATCGTTGTTGATGGTAAAGCGATGAAGCCTTACGCTAATTCCGGCGCTGGTGCGATAAACCTTGCACGGTATGCTGGGGCTGACCATGTGATATTGCTGGGTTACGATTGTCAGCACACAGGCGGCAAGGCGCACCACCATGGCGACCATCCGAAACGGCTAGGGAATGCGGCAAGGCCGGACGCATGGGTACGCAATTTTGAGTTACTTGCGGTAGACTTGAACGGACTGCCGGTTATCAATGCAACACGCGAGACGGCGCTAACGTGCTTCCCGCGAATGTTATTAGAGGATGCACTATGCTCCCGCTGATTGTGTCGTTTTACACGAACGACTGGGAATATCCGATACATGCCGCACGATTGAAGCGCGAATGTACGGCGCTCGGGCTGGACTACCATATCGAATGCCTGCCCACGACAGGAAGCTATCTAAAAAATACCTGCATGAAGCCGTCATTCATTCGAAAGTGTCTTGATTTTGGCCGACCCATTTTGTGGGTCGACGTTGACGGCTCCATTCTCAAAGTCCCTGAGTTCTTCGATGGGCTTGATGCTGATTTTGCAGCAGGGCGCATGGTCGCAACACGACAAAGAACATGGCACGTGGGTACGATGTTCTTCAATCCGACAAGCGAAACGGTGCGATTCCTTGACGCATGGATTGAAAAGACCGGCGAATGCTCAGATGAGTCATCGCTAGAGGCTGCATTCAGGGAATCAGGCCAATATCTAATCACAAGTAACATTCCGGCAGAGTATTTTGAATTGGCGCTTGGATGCTACAAGCCGACAGATAAGACCGTCATATTCCACAGAATCAGCACAAGCGAATCAAAGCGCAGTCAAAAGAAGTTCTTCGAGGATTACGAAAGGACGGTGATTTAATGCTGCACGACATTCCAGACGATTGGCAGCACAAAGACATTGAGCAGGCCGCTAGATTTGCGCGAGGTAATGCGCTGGCGTTAGATGTCGGCGCTCACAGGGGCGTGGTGACCACGGCGCTCCTGCGTGATTTTAAGAGGGTTGTTGCAATTGAGCCGTCCGACCTAGCCGAACAGATACAAGGCGCTACCGTTATACGCGCCTGCGTCTCGAATCAGGCGGGGAAGTGTGGCATGGCGCATGGCAAACACAACACCGGGCAGCGTCATGTCGCGGCGGGGGATGACTACGATGTCATCACAATAGACTCTCTCGGACTTGCACCAGACTTCATCAAGCTGGATGTTGAAGGAATGGAATACTTCGCGCTACTAGGCGCGGCGGATACCATCAGAAAGTACGAGCCTGTTATCATGTTCGAGGAAAACGGGCTGAACCGGCGCTATGGTGTAGCAGACGGCGAATGTGGGCGATTACTAGAATCATGGGGCGCGGCACGTGTGCTGGTGCTGCGTAATGGCTCCGATGAGGACTGGGTGTACCAATGGCCACGATAGTCACAGTGTTGCGTTCGGGTGGCGAATACAAGCCAGAACACGTTACGCGACTGCAATCTATGGTGCCGGGCCTTATTTGCCTATCAGACGTTGATATTCCAGGCATCGAATGCCGGAAGCTGCAAACGAACTGGCCGGGATGGTGGGCTAAAATGGAAGCGTTCGGGCCAAGTATCGAGGGCGATATGCTACTAATCGACCTTGATACAACCGTCTTAGCCATGCCGGCGCTACCGTCCGTGACGACTGTGCTCTCTGACTTCTATATCCCGCGATTGATGGGATCTGGCTTCATGTATGTGACGGCGGCAGACAGGGATAGGTGTTGGGAGCAATTCATCAAGAACCCACAAGCCCACATGGCACGATGCACGACCCGCGAGGCATGGGGCGATCAGGGATTTTTGCATCCTATCATCGGGAGCAGCGCGCGGTGGGGTGACAATATCGTGAGCTATAAAGTGCATTGCAAGAATGCCGTACCGAAGCGGGCGGATGTCGTGTGTTTTCATGGCCAGCCAAGGCCGTGGGACGTTGTGTTGCCGGCCAAACTGTTATGATATACTGTAACGAATCGAGGGCCGATTATGTCTAGAGTCATCAGAGTAACATCACCATCCGCTGAGCCTGTCAGCCTGAATGACGCTAAAGATCAT